TTGCCATCACTAAATCCCGTTTAGGAAAAGACGGTGTTGTATTCGAAAACTGTAAGTTCAACAACGAACTATTAGAAATCGATACAGAATCTTCTGTAACCTTCCTTGGTTTTGAGGAACAACAAGAAGAAAGAAAAAGAGATAGAGTTAAGGAGCTCCTCGACAAGAGAAAACAAAGAGAACAAACCCAAAATTAGACTTAATTAAATATCTACTTTTTCTCAAAAAAACTTATTTTTTTTTAACTAAATTTGTAGTCGCATATTACCCGACCGCATATTTATCATAAAAATCACGGTTTTTTTGATAAAAAAGTTTTACACAAAAATTTAAAAAAATGGACATTTCGAACAGGATTTTATCGGACATTACAGTGTATATGAAATACGCTAAGTACATGCCTGAATTGAAGAGAAGAGAAACGTGGCAAGAGTTAGTCACAAGAAACATGGAGATGCATATTAAAATGTATCCTAAATTAGAAAAAGAAATCAGAGAGAATTATCAGTACGTTTACAAAAAGCAAGTATTACCTTCAATGAGGTCAATGCAGTTCGCGGGTAAACCAATTGAAATTTCTCCAAACCGTATCTACAACTGTGCGTTTGCACCAATTGATGATTGGAGAGTGTTCTCAGAAATCATGTTCCTTCTATTAGGTGGAACTGGTGTTGGTTACTCGGTTCAGAAACATCACGTAGATGCACTACCTGAAATTAGAAAACCAAATAGAGAAAGAGGTAGAAGATGGTTAGTTGCCGATTCAATTGAAGGTTGGGCTGATGCTGTTAAGGTGTTAGTTAAATCATACTTCTTCGGAGGTTCACACATTGAATTTGATTTCAGCGACATCAGACCTAAAGGTGCTAGATTAATTACATCAGGTGGTAAAGCACCTGGTCCTCAACCACTTAAAGAATGTCTGATTAAAGTTGAAGGGATTTTAGATTCAAAACAAGATGGTGATAGACTAAGACCAATTGAAGTTCATGATATTGTTTGCCACATCGCAGATGCGGTATTGGCAGGTGGAATTAGAAGAGCGGCTCTTATCTCATTATTCTCAGCAACTGATGAAGAAATGATTGGATGTAAGAGTGGTTCTTGGTGGGAGACAAATCCACAGAGAGGTAGAGCTAACAACTCTGCAGTTCTTATGAGACACAAAATTACCAAGGAGTACTTTATGGACCTTTGGAAAAGAATTGAAGCGAGTGGAGCAGGTGAACCTGGTATCTATTTGAGTAACGACAAAGATTGGGGAACAAACCCATGTTGTGAAATTGCTCTTAGACCATTCCAATTCTGTAACTTAACTGAGGTTAACGTATCTAATGTAGTATCACAGGAAGACTATGAAGACAGAGTTAGAGCTGCTTCTTTCATCGGAACACTACAAGCAGGATATACAGATTTCCACTACTTGAGACCAATATGGCAAAGAACAACAGAAAAAGATGCACTAATTGGAATCTCAATGACTGGTATCGGTTCAGGTGCAGTATTAGGGTTGAATATGAAATCTGCGGCTAAGGTAGTTAAAGAAGAAAATAAAAGAGTTGCTGAGTTGTTAGGTATCAATGCCGCAGCAAGAACAACAACTGTTAAACCAGCAGGTACAACCTCTTTGACTTTAGGAACATCATCAGGTATCCACGCATGGCACAATGATTATTATGTTCGTAGAGTTAGAGTTGGTAAGAACGAAGCAATTTATACTCACTTGAAAGAAAATCATCCTGAGTTAGTTGAAGATGAATATTTCAGACCACACGACACTGCTGTGATTGGAATACCACAAAAAGCACCTGAAGGCTCAATCTTGAGAAACGAATCTCCAATTCAACTCCTTGAAAGAGTTAAAAAGGTTCAACAAGAATGGATTAAACCAGGACACAGAAGTGGTTCAAACGCACACAACGTTTCTGCTACAATATCAATCAGACCTCACGAATGGCCTGCAGTAGGAGAATGGATGTGGGAAAATAAAGAATCATACAACGGACTTTCTGTACTACCTTACGATGGTGGAACTTACATTCAGGCACCATTCGAAGATTGTACAAAAGAAAAGTACGAAGAATTAATGAAGACACTCCACGACGTAGATTTATCAAAAATCGTTGAGATGGATGATGATACAGATTTGAGTGGTGAAGTGGCTTGTGCTGGTGGAGCATGTGAAGTAACATTAGTATAATCTATGAAAAATAACCAAAACGGTGGGGTCAAGACTAAAAAACTTGACCCTACTTATTTTTATGAAGAAAACGGTCGAAAAGTAATGACCGAAGCATATCACATTAATCGTGGGTATTGTTGTGGTAATGGATGTAGACATTGTCCTTATGAACCAAAAGCTCAGAAGGGAAATACTACAATAAAAAAATAATCAAAGTATATTTATCACTATATGGCAGACGGGATTACATATGGTATAAATTTTCCTTTCAGAGATTCTAGAAAGGGTGATTATTTAGCACTCACGGAATTTGAGGCACAGGAAATAAAAGCCGACCTTATACATTTGATTCTTACTCGTAAAGGGTCAAGATATTTTTTACCTGAGTTCGGAACAAGAATTTACGAATTTATATTTGAACCATATGATGGTTTAACATTCGATGCGATTGAATCCGATATCAGGGATGCGGTTTCACAATTCATGCCTGAATTATTATTAAACAATATTACTATTGAACCAGCAAACATCGATGATGAGGTTCCACCAACAACAAGTAGGACTGCAGCTGACCCAAGAATGTACGACATTTATAGAGTACCAGGGAAAGGAACTGCAGAATATACTGCTAAGGTGAGAATAGATTACTCAACTGAAAGGAATGCATTTGGACAAAGTGATTTCGTTATTATCAATATTTAAGATAGATGGCAAATAGAAAAATATCATACGCAACAAGAGATTATCAGGCAATAAGAACTGAACTACTAAACTATGTAAGAACTTACTATCCTGAGCTCATTCAAGACTTTAATGACGCATCTGTCTTCTCAGTATTCCTAGATTTGAATGCAGCTGTTGCGGATAACCTCAACTATAATATTGATAGAAGTATTCAAGAAACAGTACTTCAATATGCACAACAAAGGTCTTCAGTATATAACATCGCGAGAACATATGGACTTAAAGTACCTGGTCAAAGACCATCGGTTTCTTTAGTTGATTTTTCTATTACAGTTCCCGCTTTTGGTGATAAAGAAGATGAAAGATATCTTGGTGTATTAACAAGAGGTTCCCAAGTTGTCGGAGCGGGTATTGTTTTCGAAAATATCCAAGATATTGATTTTGCCTCACCATATAACTCTCAAGGATTCCCAAATAGACTAAAAATACCAAACTTCAATGCAAATAACGTATTGATTAATTACACTATAACTAAGAGAGAATTAGTTGTTAATGGTATTACAAAAGTTTTCAAAAGAGTTATCACACCTAATGACGTAAAACCGTTCTTTGAGTTATTCTTACCTGAAAAAAATGTTCTCGGTATAACAAGTGTGTTATTAAAGAATGGTACTGAGTATACAAACGTACCTTCAGTTGCAGAATTTTTAGGTGCACAAAATAGATGGTATGAAGTAGACACATTAGCAGAAGATAGAATATTCGTTGAAGACCCTACAAAGGTATCAGACCAACCAGGAATCAAAGTTGGTAGATATATTCAGACTGCGAACCGTTTTATAAGTGAGTTCACTGCGGAAGGATTCAAAAAAATGACTTTCGGTGGTGGTACAAATACAGCCCAAGATGCTTTAAACGAATTTACAACCCTCGGCGTTACTGCGGACATTCAAAGATATTCCAATAACATATCGTTAGGTTCAACCCTTTCTCCAAATTCTACTCTATTCATTCAATATAGAGTTGGTGGTGGATTGGCAACAAATTTAGGTACTAATGTTATCAATCAAATTGGAACTGTTTCATTCTATGTTAATGGTCCTTCAGAATCTACAAACTCCTCTGTGGTTAATTCCCTAAGATGTACTAACGTAACTGCAGCTATCGGAGGTGCTGGTGTACCTTCAGTTGAGGAAGTAAGAAACTACGTCGCTTACAATTTCGCAGCACAAAAAAGAGCGGTAACAATTAGAGATTACGAATCACTAATCAGGACAATGCCATCTGAATATGGTGCACCCGCCAAAGTATCAATCACAGAAAACGATAACAAGATTCTTATCCAATTACTGTCTTACGATACATCAGGTAAGTTAACAAACATGGTTTCAAATACGTTGAGACAAAATGTTGCAACCTATCTATCCAACTACAGAATGATGAATGATTATATATCTATTCTTTCTGCAGAAGTAATTGATTTGAGTTTTGAGTTCTCGATTGTTTTGGATTCAGCACAAAACTCGGGTCAAGTTATATCATCAGTTGTTGATAGAATCGCAGCTTATATGGACCCACAAGTTAGACAACTTGGACAAAACGTTAACTTATCTGAAATTAGTAGTTTGATTCAAAACGAAAATGGAGTTCTTTCTGTTACAGAGATTAAAGTATTCAATAAAGTTGGTGGTCAATATTCATCAGCTGAGACTTCAATGGAATACTTAGACCCTGAAACAAAACAAATTTTACCTGTAGATAATACAATTTTTGCACAACCATCTCAAGTATACCAAATAAGATATCCAGCAAAGGACATCAAAGTTAGTGTTAAGAATTTCCAATCCACAACATTTTCTTAATTAGTTTATTTAATTCTGATTTGACTTATTTTTTAAGATGTGTAATTGTGTCCTTGGAAAATTACACTTAAACTATTTATTGCATAAAGAATTTGATGGGGCAGTCCTATAGAATTAGAACAGAGTTAGGGGTCAACAAAACTTTAAACGTACAATTAGAACAAGATTTTGAATTTTTAGAAATCTTGTCTTTGACCATACAACAAACAGATGTTTACACAAGAGCATGTGCGGATTATGGTGTGGTTGTTGGTAGGGTAACTGCTAACAATGGACTTGGTTTACCTAACGCAAGAGTTTCTGTTTTCATACCAATACAGCAAGTTGATGAGTCAAACCCTGTAATTACAAGTATCTACCCATATAAATCGCCAAACGATAAGAATGAAGATGGTTATAGATATAATCTATTACCTTATGAAGCTTCTTACACAGGACACGCCGCCTCAGGTACATTACCTACAAGAACAGACGCTTTAACAGGAGCAACGGCAGTAGAAATTTACGACAAATACTATAAGTTCACTTCAAAGACTAATGATAGTGGAGACTACATGATTATGGGTGTTCCAACAGGAACACAACAATTAGTTATGGACGTAGACCTATCTGATATAGGTGAGTTTACTTTGACCCCACAAGACCTTAACAGAGTGGGCAGAGAAACGGAAG